CAAGATCGTCACCGATGGTATCGGTCTCGGGTAATTCGGTAACAGGGTCCTCAGGCTTTTTGATGACGACTTCGTCATTCTTTGCCAGCTGGATCCGGTAGTTCTCAATAACCTGCAGCTCACAACCCATTATCCGGGCAAGGTGATCGGACGATATAGAGGGCTTCTCCTCAATCATCCTGCGTACACGGTTCTTGTCTGACTTGTTTAGGCCATTCCTTCTCATCATAAATACCTATAGTAAAAAGGGGCCCGAAGGCCCCTGTGGTTGGGATTAAACAGTGGTGCTTGCGTGAATCCGCACTACCTGCTCGTCTTCCACCCGGACTGCTCCGAAGGTTGACGCGCAGTAGATACGCCATGCAAACGACACGGTGGGATCTTCTGCAACCCGGCACCAGATGTCCTTGTTGACCTGAAGGCCAAGGGCCTTACGAGTCATCGCGATACACCAGTTCTGGCTGTCATCGACAGCAGTTGAGCTGTCAGGTAACAGGGTTGAAACAACCCATGTATAGCCCATCCAGCTCTCAACGTAGCCTTTGGATGTCAGTGGCTTCATGGCGTTATAGTCACCAGAGGTGGCTTCAGTCAGCTGCAGGAGCTTACGCGCCTGAACCGGGGCCAACACAAAGACTTTCTCTTCATCAGGGTCAATGTCATTGTCCATGAAGATCTCAGTTACCTGAGTGATCAAGTCATAAGTGAATGCAGCCGCTGTAGCACCAGACCCAATGGTCTGACCTGTAGGCATGGCATCGGTACCACCTGAACCATTAGCCGCTGTATCAGCAACAGCTGCAGCGATAATGGAATTATCGTAGGCCCGGCGCATTGCCTTACCCTGAGCAACAGCAATATTGCTGTTAGGGTCAACCAGCATCTGAACAATATCTTCCTGCTCAGTGCTATCACCCGTGTGCCAAGTCTCAGGCGTTGAAACCCGGCGACTGAATGGGTAATCCTGCTCTGGAGTAGCTGTCAGGCGAGTGGTTTTCTCAGTGGCTTCCTGTGTGCCCAGACGCTCCCAATTGTGAGCTTCGGACTGGATTGAACGCTCTTCAACCCAAGGGCGAAGGCGGGAAATGCCCTGCTGGGCAAGAGCACGAACGGTACGCTCGTATGTTTGTACATAAATGTTTTCTACTGAAGCTCCCATGACGAGGCCTCCTTTGATCAGTGAGTGCCGTTTAGCCAGCCGGAGACAGCCAAATCAGCTTTTATCGGTTCACAATCGCAGAGGCAACCCCGTAATGGGACCTATCATCACTACCAGCAACCCCGAAGGACTAGTAATAGCAATGAACCTAATGTGCTTTGTAGACCCCTAAGGGTCTAAAGTCAAGCTCTCAGGCCTGCTGAGCCATCTTCAGACGTTGGATATGCCAAAGGCATCAAGGCTAATCGCTTCTTCGTCAGGATGGCTTTGTCCTCGGGCGAGATACCCTTAACAAAGAGCTTCTTCTCAATCTCTGCCAGCTGTGACAAGGCCTCATTGGGATCCATGATCCGGTTGCCATTGTCCTTACCCTGCTCGCCAAGCTCTCCAGCTTCAGCACCCAGTGAATCATGCAGGTTAAACAGCCAGCGCATGGTCTCACCATCGGCTTTGCCGGCCTTAATGGCATTCAACAGTCCCGGTGGCGCACCAGAATCCTCGGCCAGCTTGATACAATCAGCCTTACGCTGGTCATAAGCAGATCCCCATTCCCCTTTCAGGGCCTCTTCCTGCTGGGTGAAGTGATCATTAGCCTTCTCCAAGGCTTTAGCCTCATGCCCGGCCTGCTCGGTGACGTACTTCTCGAACTGCTTTTGGGTCATTTTGGCGCCATGGGCCCAAGCCATCATCTGCCCAGCCTGTTCACCGGGAAGCTCAACCCCTTCGGGCATCTTGTATTTGTCAGCTGCCTCCGGCAAACCCAGCCTTGAGAGCACAGCATCCAAGGCATCCTCATCATCCAAGGATGGGGTCTCCATCAGCCCGGGATACTTCTCAATAACCTTCCCTCGGAAGGTCCTGACAGTCTCATCATCGGCATCAGGACCCGGTATACGCAGGGAATTGCCCTGCCATGCCGCCGCATTCTGCAGTGCTTGCACTGCCTCTTCAGCTGTCTTTGCCGATTTCAGGTAGGGAGCCTCCCGTAGGGCTTCCGGTAGTTGTTCCAGAAATTCACTCATCGCGTTATCACCTCAATTGATTCAAGATCCTCTTCGCTCAGGTCACACAGACTGCACAATTCCGCAATCAGGTCCCGAGCACCAAGGTTGTAGTAGGTCTGATAGGGGTCAGAACCCCTCATCTCGCCAGTGGTATGCAGCTTGGTCATCCTCTTCAGCAGTATCTTCCCTTCGGGACTACCAAAGACATGCTGGACAAGCTTGGCCCTCTCTCGTAGAGCCATCTTCCACCTATCTTCTTCAGCCATAAACCCTCCTCATCAGGTTTGTTATTAAACGATTTCTTGCTCCATCTCACCCTCACCCTCTGGACCCTGAAGGCTCATCATGCCAGCCCCCACAGACTGGGTAGCATCACCCTTGGCCTGTAAGGCAGCAGCTTCTTTCATCTCCTCCATACGCTCCTCATCAGCTTTGACTTCGTCATCCACCTTCTTCTCATCACGCATCATCTTGGCCGGGACAGTCAGCATGCGACCCAAGCCTTTGGCTACCTCGACATAGTCAGGTACCTTGAGGACCTTCTGGTCCTGAGTGGTAGCAGCAATGTTACCTAGGGTAGCGATCCACCGCTCAACACCGGCTACAGCATCGACCTGTTGGGCTCTGTTCAATGGACCCAAGTACTTAATGTCCATTGCTGACTTGCCATCCTTGACCGATTCCGGGATGGCAGGAAACTGACCGGCCCGATACAGCATGTTGAACGTGCGCTGTATCAGGAGATCGAGGAAGTCAGACTGCAGCCTACCAAGGGTAGGACCTAACAGCCGCTGCATCAGGTCATACCTGATCTGTGCTTCAGTCGCCGTCATTGCCGGGCTGTTCTTCAGCTCAAGCTTGTCCACAAAGAAGTAGCTTTGGATAGCTTCACGCAGGTCCTCTATGCGCAATTGCGAGACATCGAACCGAGCCCCAGACTCAAAGGGCCTGATCTTGCTGATGTCCCTTACTACCGTAAGACCGGCTGCCTTCAGCACCAGATCACTGATAATGGTCCGCTCTTCGGCCAACGTAGGAGGATCAATCACCTTCTCGGCTGACCGTAGCACCATCTCAATCAACTGATTGAGCGTCAGCACATCTGCTAACGCAATCATGGCAGGTGAGTTACCCCACATGCTGTCGTTGGTCTTCCTCCAACGAGGTACAAAGGCTGGCATCTCGTAGTAACCACCCTCATCCCCAAGGGGATCACCAGAAGACCGGATCATGTACTTAAACCCGTAGGGTCTCCGCTTTGGAGCCAGCTTCTTGCCCGGGCCACCTGCATCAAAACTAGGCCTATACTTAGGCCTCTCGAAGATGCAGAAGATTATATCAATCTTGGTGTCAGGTTGGCTGTCCTTCGCATCCATCACTGTCTGCGGTACCTTGGTACCGAACTTGCTGATGATCTGGATGGGCGTCCAGCTGAGTAACCGGTATAACCGGTAAACCTTGCCTTCCCAATTCTGCTCAAAGTAGCATTGCTTCAATGGAATTGAGGCAAACTGGATGCCTCTCCACTGGGCATCATCAATCGGCTCTTCAGTGATTACTGAAGTACCATAGCCACAGATATCCTGATAGGTCTCGTTAACTTCAAGGTTGAAGTTACTCTCCTGTATGGCGTCATAGGTGATCCTGCTGCACTCCTCAAGCCATTCCTTTGACTCCTTGGAGTCATTCATCTTCTCGTCTTGGAATGTCAGGTCGAACCATCTGATTGATGGGCTCGTAATTGACCCGTGCAGGCTAGCTGCAAGATTCTGGTGCGACATTACCGCAGTAGAATCGTACACCTCACGCTTACGCCAATCGATGCTGGTCTCCTGCCGCTGGTCCTGAAAGAAGCCACCCCGATAGGGGGTAATGAATCGTTCGATAACATCCCATGTCGACTCAACTGTTTTACGTTGAGTAAATAAGGCTTCAAACCGCTTCCTGATTAGATCTGTTTCCATTGCTATCCCCTTGACCGCTGTACTGTAGGTACAGTTCGAGCACCTCTCGAGTCAGTCGGTGAATCTTCGATTAAGTGGTAGCCTTCACCCTCTCCCACCATGGCATATTCCAATCCCTCACAGATGTGAGAGTAGATATTCTTGTTAGGTTTCTCCTGAAACCTCTCATCACCGCTGACCTGTATCCTTCGGAGGTGGTAACCACCGGCCAAACCCTTGCGTAGGTACTTGCACTTGCTGGAGATAACCAATCTCGGTACACCCATGATGGTCAAGGTGGACAATTGCTTGGCTACGGCCTCACGCCTGACCACAGGATCCTGAGTTGGAGCAGCTTGCATTGGAACACCAGCATCGATGAAGGCATCCCATATCACCTTCTCATCATATTGGGACCTTTGGTCACCAGCTGGATCACCCCAGCCAATCACCTTGCTACTCGGGTACTCACCACGGAGCTTCGCAGCTATTCGTTTAACGAATCGCACGGCTCCCATGTCATCAGTCACCACCTCATCAATGGCTCTCCATCCATTCTGGATGAACTGGAGGAAGGCGCATGCAGGGGTCAGACCAAAGTCTGCCCCAAGGAAGATAGGTGCTCCCGGCACATAAGGGATCTCCCCGGGACAATGGATATTGTCCTGATACTCAGGAAACATGGGCTTACCTTCAACTACAAAACCATAGTTGTTGGCAAGGTTGACGTTGACCCAATCCTCCTTGTTACCTGCAATCTGGTACTCGTAGTAATTAGGCGGGAGATTGTGCAGGTTCTCAGCTTCTGGGTTAAGAACCCAGTCGCCATTCTGGTTCTTGACGATACCACCGGGCTGACTGAGGAATACCCACCCTTCGGGTTTATCCTCTTCGGCTAACCGGTAGTACCAGTGGTCCTCATCCGGGCTGTTGGTATCACCAACCAAGCCCCACCAGAAGTCCTCATCGATCTCTGATCGACGCGGGTAGCGGCCACACCGTCCAAAGAGCATTTGGAGTACAGCGAATGGCAGCTCCTTGACCTCATTGCACCAACCTCCAGTAAGCTGGAGACCACGCAGCTTCTTGACGTCAGCCGGCCTATCAAGTGAGATGAAATGCATCTCACTCTGGATCCTGTCACCAGTGTCATGGTCCTCGAAGTCGATGTAGTGCACGAAGTCCTGCCCATTATACTTACCCACTTCAGGCGGGACTACATCAAGCCACTCAGGGATCGTGGTCCTCTTGAGATCCGGTAAGGTATTCCTTACCGCCGCCCACTTGCTGCGCCTGATGCCGTTGATATCCTTGGGCATAATGCACATCATATCGAAGACGTCGACCACCACAGCTGTTGTCTTGCCTGACCCTAAGGGTCCTCGAATGAATCGGTGATGGTAGTCCAGAGTATCGTGGAATTGCGCCAGCACAGGCCCCTGTGGCTCGTAGGCCAACTCATAAGTTGGAGCCTTTTTGGGAGATTCCATTACTTGGGCTTCCTCTTAACGGTGCGTTTAACGCCAGTTAAGTCGCGCTTGATCGTGACTGCACCGCTCATATTCAACTTGTCGTTGAAATGGCCTCCCATTCTGGCCAGTGAATCGAAGCAACCCCTGCTAACAGCAGGATCTGTGTCCTTGCATGCAATTGCGAGGGTCCTGTACTGCTCTTCGAGCCAATCCCGGGTGACACCAGACTCTTCCACGAATTTGGCCTGAGCAGCTTCAACCTGCTTTGAAATCTTACTATTCTTTAACAGGTTGCATCCCATGACATGAGCACTTTTCTCGCTGTAACCCGCAGCAATTGCGGCCTGCGTGGCATTTCCATGGATCTGGTAGTGTTCTACGAACCTTGCCTGTTTTTGGGTTAATTTGGTTGCCATGTGATGAATTCCGAAGGAATTTGATGAGATCCTAGTCGTTTTCTATGAAAAGATCACGCATTTGGTTTGGTTTCCCCCCTTTTTTTATCATTTTTGTCTCTGAAAGAGACAAATCGAGATTTTTTTGGGCCTACCACACACCCACCACCCACCACCGCGTCTTAAACTGACTCGCATCAATTAAAAAGGTAATGAGTATAACGAATTACCTTTATTAATTGATGGAGAGAACCGATGGGAAACCGAGCAACGATAGCAGTGCCAACGGCAAAACATATGATTTACCTCCAATGGAATGGTGGACTGGGCTCTGTAAGAGCCTTTACTGATGAGGCTCTTCGCCGCAATGGTGGCCAAATAAATGAGAGCCTCATTTATGAGCTGTATGGAGCTATTCGGGATTTCTTCAGCTTTGCTGGGGAGAAAAACCGTGGCCGTGATGGGTTGAGCCTCTATATTGTTGACAAGGCTAGCAAGTGTGAAGGAGACAATGGCCACTACAGCATTACCCCAAAGGGTAAACTGGATACCAGTGAGGCTAGGCTCATCGAAGATTTTGTATATACAGCCAAGAGCTACAACAACATCACCGGCTTCTTTCAGAAGATGGAATCAATGCAGCTTAAAGCTGACTGGGACGCTGCGTAACCGTGGCGTCTTAAACTGATGTCTTGTGTGTATCTATAAAAAACCTCTTGAACCGAAGGTGAAAGAGGTTGTTTTAGAGATACTCACAAGGAGCTAACTGATGAGCGATTTTGACCCCACCGAAATTTTCACCGAAGAATTCGAGCTGTATGGCCTGTCTGTTGTTGACGGAGTCATCATTGACTGTGAGCAGTGCTACATGAATCTCGAAGAGATTGACTGTGAGGAGAGCGAGTAATGAATAAATTCATTAACACAATGGCCACTGCCATCATCTGGACTGGGGCTTTAGCCCTGATAGTTATCTACTTTGGCGCTGTTTTAAGCCTTTAAATCGGAGATTTACCATGAAAAAGAAATTTGGCAGGTTTGAAGCGGAGCTTTGTGAGTTACCTGATGGCCGTGAAGGAGTGGACTGTTTTGTCCACTGTGGCGCCTACAGCAGCAGCTTAGCTGTTGCCATGGCCTTCGGTCTGATCGATGACGAGATTCCCATAGGGAATAATACGGTCAGGGCAATCGAAGATTGGGCCGAAAAGCACGGCTACTGAGCGCCACCCATGCAGGTCTTAAACTGATCTGTGTGGGTGTTTATTTATAACCTAATGAACAAGGTGAATTAGGTTAATAAATAAACATCCACAAACCGACTTGGAGAATTGCCATGACCGTTATTTACCATGCTGAGTTGCTTAGCAACATTCAGACCCTTGCATCGAAGATGGCCAAAGAGCTGCTGGTTGTTGGTAAGCCCTTTTTAGGGGCTTTTGAGGCCTGTGAGATGGCAGGTTTGGATCGTAAAACGATCCTTGGAAAGGTCTTTATCGCTGCTTACAGCGACAATCAACCCCAGTGCTGGGTTGCCAATGACAGTGATGTAATCACTCATACTGGGCCAATGCCACAAGATGATGATGATGCTTTCTATCGTGACACCCCACACTTTGACATGTAATCGGAGATTAACCATGAAAGTGATCATAAACAAAACGTATCTTCACCCTGAATATGCTCCAGAGTGGGAGCGTCCAATGATTAGCAAGCTAATCGACCTCTGCCTTGAGGCTGGTGGCTCGGTAACGGTTCACGATAGTGAAGAATTCATCCTTGAGAAGTGCAGCGACAAATTGGAGATTATTACTAATCTCGCCACTTCCGGAGAAGACACTATCAGTGTCCATGATAAGGCTGGCGAGTGTTATGGCTGGTTTTTGCTGATTTACAACAATGGCTCCGAAGGAGACCCGATGATTGTAATTGCTGATCATTCAGACAATGAGGCATGCGGGGCAATTTGGAACAAATTAAACGATGAATTTGGAGAGTGATATGAGCAACAAACCTACGGTTTTGATCAACAAAGCGAAGCTTAACGGTTACAAGCGACTGATTGAGCTGAATGAGGACTTAGCCGAAGGCTATAAGTGGTTTATCGGGGCTGACCTGAGCACCCCTGAGGCTAAAGGACAGTTCGACTATGTCGATAACCTTGTGAAGCTGATCGATGAGATCACCCAGCTGGTGGACCAGATATGAAAAAGCTAAGCCTAAAGGCCGACAGAACACTGGTTTATATACATAAACTTAAACTGGAGCTACAAGATGCCCGGAGTGGTATGCAGCATGCTGGGAGCCGCAAGGAATATCTTCGATATTCAAAGTATGTCGACCAGCTGGACCGTGACATTGCTATAGCAAAGGAGAGATTGGACCGTGAAACAGCGTAATTTTGTCGCAAAACATGCCCGGATTAACCGGGCCTCTGTCCACAAGGACCGCAAGAGAGCTGCAAAGCAGATCCGCGGTCACAAGCACAAGCGCACCATGTCTTAAACTGATCTCTTGTATGTGTATTTTCTGTCTTTGAGCAAAGCGAAAAGACAGATAAATACACAAACAAGGAGCCGCCAAATGCCGATAGCAAATCCAAAACTGAGTAAAGCTGGCAAGATGCCATGCCGATCTTGGAGCCTTGAGGCTCTGACCACCTGCCCCGGATCCAAAGGATCTGATGGTGAGTTGGTCCCGGCCTGTCAGGGCTGTTACGCCACAACCGGTAACTACCGGTTTCCTAATGTGAAAGCTCCTCGGCTTCACAATCAGGATGATTGGCAGCACTCTGGCTGGGTCGATGCCATGTCAATGGAATTGGACAATGACCGGTATTTCCGGTGGTTTGACTCCGGTGACATGTATTCCCTGCCGCTAGCCAAAAAGATGCTAGCCGTGATGAAGAATACTCCGCACTGCAAGCACTGGTTACCAACCAGAATGGGTAAATTTGCCAAGTTTGCTGATGTAATCAGCCAGATGGAGGCGCTTGACAACGTAGTTGTACGGCACTCTTCGGATGGCATCAACGGTGAGGTCCTAAAGGACCGGGCAAACAGCTCAACCATCGTTCCTGATGCTTCCCACACTGTTGCTAAGGCAACGGCCTGCGAAGCATACGAGAGAGACGGAAAGTGTGGTCCTTGCAGAGCTTGCTGGGACAAAGATGTGCAGGTAATTGCCTACCCAGCACATGGCAAGAAAATGCTATCAATCATCGCTAAGGCAGCCTAAAGGCTGAAGGAGAACAACATGACATTTTGTCCACTATGTGACGGCTTCCCGGAATCCTTAGGGATTCTTGGGTGGACCGAGCACTACCGGTGTAACGACTGCGGCTACCAGTGGTCAGTGAGGCGCGATCCGAAGGATGGCACAACTGACGAAAAACAGCCTGACCTTTACGAGAGTTAGGGGTGTATTTAAAAACTTATGAACCGAAGGTGAATAAGTTTATTAAATACATCCCCTATAAGGAGAGACCGATGGGAAAAATTACAAGCGTAAATTATGACGGCAAGGTGATGGTGCTGGTTGATGAGTACGGCAAACCGGTCCACAAGGGCGATAAAGTTAAAAACTTTCGAGGCGAAATCGAAACCATCTGGGATGGTCAAGCGCCACACAAGCCGTCTTCGACTGGCAGAGTTTATGCCGGACCCCACAAAGCGGGAGTTTTTCCCGGTGCTTTCAACCTGAAATGGGAGTGATTGGAATGGGTATGCATCATGCAGAGGTCTTCGACCTCGACAACGGAGGATTTTTCACCACCATCCGGTTCGACACCATACCGGAGGTAATTAACAGGGCCCTATACCTCGCTGAAAGGAATTGCTATGGCCGGATCGAGATCCTCGTCTTCGACGACACTGATACCGTGGTTATGAGTTGTGAAACAACTAGGCCTGCAAGGGAGATCGGATAATGAAAAATTACAAAGCAAACATAGAAGTGACCGACTCGATTAGTGATGAATTTTCTGATCATGTCTTCAAGGGGGTCAGCTTTAGGCTGCAAAACAACGAGAAAAAAATAAACCAGCTGCTTGAGCTTAAGGCAAAGCTGGAAGCTTATAAGAGCTGCAGCCACGAAAATCTTGAGGCCTATTATGGGCCGGTCGAGGGCTACAAGAA